CGCCACAGCAGCCGTATCGTCTGTAACACCATCACCAACAGCGCCAAAGTCCAAGACATTAGCTGGAGCGCCTGTAATCATTCTGTTATGTGCTTTAGTTAAACCCATTGTATTGTCCTATTGTTTATTTTAAGATTCTATCCAAGCATTGCCAGTTTCACAGTCACCGCGATTGAAGCTAGTTAGGGTCATGTGTAGTTCTTCCAAATCAATACGCCATCAAACTGAACTTCATACGTAATGTTTTGTTGGACATCAGTAAAAAACTTTTGGGTCAATGATCCAGACGTGATATTCAAAAAGTTAGTGGCGGCAACAGATATCGAGCCAGAGGTAATTCTATTCTCATCGCTTTTTGTTAGCGTTCCAGAACTATCAACCTCAAAATTGCATTGGAATACAGCCTCATCGTTTTGATTCCCTTCCTCGAAGCCTCGCCCAGAATATCGACCAAGTGCCATGATAGGCTCATCAAACAAATTAAATTCTGTTGCTGCACTAGCAGGCACAAGAACTGTTTGAATGACTCGCAACCCGTTCATAATGGTGCGGCGATCAGCAGTGAGCGTATCGAATAATGCGTCACACAAGTCCATTGTGTTGGCAGAGAACGTCGCAGAGCTATTGGAATTTAAATCAGCAAAGAACTTTGATATTCGAATATGATTTCCAGAAATCGTGAATGCTTCTGATCCAGACGCGAGCCTCAAACCAAATCCACACAAGCTAATAAGATTGTCTTTGATTGTGTGACGCTGACGCGCTCCCGACATCTGTATTCCTGACTGGAATGAAACAATCACATTATCGGAAACACTGACATTTTTGGGAGAGCCATCAGTATCATTGATAATGTAGATACCCTTATCTCCAGTTGCGTTTATCGTGCTTGTGTCGAACGTCGATGGGCCCGTATAAACAACAGAGTTATTAGCATGAGCTGCCGCAGTTGTACTGCTTGCGCCCCTCGTTGCACCTGTCAGACTGTTACTGCTTTTGCCTGTGTATGTAATGATCTCAGCATTAATTTTGATTGTGCCAGAGCTTGGAAAGCCAGACGCATCAGTTAATGGGATGGTTGTTGCAGAGTCCGTTAGCGCACCATCAAGTGTTGTTTCACTACGATCATGCCTGCCGAAAATAACATTGTTGGAAATGTTTCCACCAGATGAAAGTGAGTAATAAGCAATGCCGCCGCCAACATTTCTAAATGAATTGCCAGTAGCAACAAAGTTATCGCTTTCGTTTTCAACGTGAACACAGCAGTCGTTTGGTCTGTTTAAATCAATAAACTGACAGCCTACAACCGATAGACTGCGACAGCCATCAGTGCCTAATATGGTACAGCGATCTGCTGAGTCAGTGCCTTGGTGCCCTTCAAACAAACAGTTGCTAACCCTAACATTGTCCCATGCGACCTTTACACCAGATGTTGCAAAGTCAGTGTTGAAAATTAAGGCTCGTAAGCCCATGTTTAAAAATGAACAGTTAGATATCGTGCAGTCTTCAGCGGTATTTCCATTAGTGCCAAACCCGTTAGCTGTAAACATACCAATGCGGAGCTTCTCAAGCGTACAGCCTTCCATTCTCCAACGCCGCACATTCGTATTGTCAGCAAACTTAATCCCATGATTTTCTGGGAGACTATTCGTATCTAATGAATTACCACCAAATACGTGGACGTTCTTCATTACAAAGTCGTTGATATACCCAAGCGAATCATCATGGGCCACTAATATCGTGACATCGCCTGTGCTGGTGTTGCGAGAGTCAATGTATAAAGACTCAAGAGTGACACTGCTAGATGCTACTCGGAGACCTTGCGATACGGTGTTAATGTCAAATCGCAGAATAGATGTTGGGCCATCACCAAAAATGCGGCATGGACTATCCACTCGTACTTGAGCGTTATCAATTAGATAAGTGCCAGAGGGTACATATAGCGAACCATTCGCCGCCGCATTAACAGCATTCTGGAATGCAGTGCTATCGTCTGTAACACCATCACCAACAGCACCAAAGTCTTTAACACTTACAGTTTCGCGTAACTTGGTTTGAACAGTAGTAGCTACTGCACCAGTACCAGCAGGGGTGTAAGACACTAGATCAGAACTAGTAGACCCTACTGCCTGAACTGTAGCAACCATGACTTCAATAGTACTTAGATTAGGGGGTGCAACAGAGAAAGTTAATACTGTACCTGATACACTGTATCCATCTTTTTGCTGATAGACACCATCAATATAAACCTGAGTATTGTTTTCACTTGCTGGGTCAGACCCTAAAGTAAATGCTGTAGTCGATCCATTACCTGTAAAGTCATAAACACTCCAAGCAGTAGAATCATATTGTGAGGCTAAAGAACTAGCTATAGGCCCACCAGTAGTAGAATCAAAAGCTAAGAACTTACCCTTACGATCATCTTTTAAAGGGATAGTCATGTCTACCCCAACAGTAGGAGGCTCGACATCTTTAAGTCTTAGGCTACGACCACCTTCATTCTCGTTCTGAACCGCACCAATGTAAATCTTATCAAAGTCTTCGTTAACATCATCAGCGAGAAACTTACCACTGTTCTGGTAGTTAGTAGTACGGTCTAATGGCATAGCCAATACAAGGCTCACAATCTGCCCTACAGGGACTCCAACGTCTAGGGTTACTGTGCCACCAGTTGTATTGCCAACGTCATTTACAGTGTAACCAGAGGACAATAAGACACCGTTCTGGTATACGTCCATGTCAGTAGCGGCAAGAACCCTAAATGTATAGGTAAAACTTGTCTGGCTGGCTGTAGCCGTTATGTCATTTCTTGTTACTAAGGCCGTTACGGTCATTATCTTGTCCTATATTTTATTTGCCAATTATACTATTTTATGAGTTATAAATCACTCGATGCTTTCTGAACTTCATCTAATCCATGCCTTATATAAAATAAATTCTGCAAAGGTATAAGTCTTCTAAGTGTCCTTATGTCTGCTTCAGTCATTTCACCTTCAGATGTAATTGCGTTAGTTGCCGCTACAGTAGTAGATAACAAGCTACCAAAAGTTGGCCCTAGCAAAGACTCAGAAACAGTACGAGATACTTGCTTAGAAGCAGGGGCATCAATTCCTAACAACGGCCTTAGCCCTAAAGAGTTTCCTGATATCTTTTCTATTGTGTTAGTAATTTCTCCGATAACGCCTATTGCACCTGATCTATCAATTCCCTCTGTAACCCATACAACAGGATCATCACTAACATCCCTTCCTGCAATCTTCTGTTTAACGTAATAGGTAAACATTCCCATACCGACAAGTGAAGCAAGACCGCCTACTGCATTGTGATCTTGATTCTGTAATGCGGCAATAAAGACTCGCTGGGTAGCAGACAATATAAACGATCTAAACTGACCTACTGTTTTACCCATTTCAGTAGACATGAACAATGGTTTTTCTTGTCCGGGAATTAGGATTACGCGATCACTTTCTTTACGTACTGCCGCGCCCCACATTCTTTCTAAATCTGGTCTATCCCAGTTTTTAGCATTAGTCAGCCAAATACCATCTTCATTCTTACCATGCTTTACTACTTGCTCATACATATCCTTTGCTGATTGCTCGTCAATACCTAATCGTGCTAGGCGCTTGTCATAAACCCCTTTCTTTAATCCATCAAAGATAGATGTTTGCATAGTAACAGCGTGAAGTTGTTTCATTCCTGCTGTCCAATGATCTAAGAAGTTTATCTTTCCAAACTTACTAGAAGCTGATCGCAACCCTCTTTCAATAGCTGTACCGCCTTGAGCATAATCTCCAACATCAGCAATAATTTCTGACTTGCCTGACATAATAGCATCAGTGCCTACGCCATAACGCTTTAATTCAGAAGCCGCAACTTTAAAAGTTTTTGTGTTTTTAATTAATGGTGCTAGACCACTCTTAAATGTTTTAGCAAAACCTTCAGCCATAAATACGCGCGAAACATCAGGTAAACTAGATACAGTTACACCACCCAGCAAACGCAAATAGTTTAAGTCTCTTGAAGACCTAGCCATACGAGTCCAGATATTATCCTCAGAAAATCCGTAAACACCACGAATACGATCACGCATTCCTGCAATGTCTCTAACGTCACTTTCTCTTTGCTTTTCTAATTTTTGTTGTTGCTTTGGGGTCAGTGATTTATCGGTTTTTTTCTTTGCATACCATGTATTAATATCTTTGAGTTGGTCGGTCATATTAACGTCATTAAACTTTCTAACTAACTCAATGTCTCCAGCTACATTTTGCAGATACCTAGCGCCTAATGTCTCAATGTCATTCTCTAAAAACTCTTCAACTATTTCATCGTCAATTTGGAATACACGATTTCTCAATGGGCCACGTAATGCAGTGCCATTAATGCCGCGACTGCTAGAGCCAGAACCTAACTTCCAATCATAAGGAAGTCTACCGTCTGGACTGCCTTGTATTCTTTGTGCTATTTCTTGAGCAAGAGATTCATAATCTTGGCGCTCAAAATCCATGCCTTTCTTAAATTCAGCCTTGTCGATAATTGCCTGAAGATTGTCTTTTTCTTTTCCTGTTGCTGTAGCAATGTTCTCAGAAGCCGCCTTAGCATCTTCAAATAGTTTTACGTCTTTCTCTGCAAGCCAGTTAGAAACTTTGTTTATAAACTGAGGAAAGTTAGCTGAAATTTTATTTTTGTTCCACACACGATTTAGATAGTTATTAGCTGTTTTAACATCTACATCTTCAGGAAGTAATTTTAAAGCTACCATCTCATCTTTAAGGGGTGTGTATAGTTCTTTATTCCAGTAATCAGCAGAAGCCTTGACTTGAGGTATGTCGCTATCACCTTTTCTAATTGCAGTAGATACAGCTTCATTAAACTGCTTGCGATTCATCTTTCCACCAGAACTCTTATACTCTGCAAAAAGATTAGCGTTGTTTTGCAATGATGTGCCTAACTTTCCTGAATGTGCTTTAGCTAATGACTCAGCCGCTTGCAGAACATTGCCATCCATCTTGATAGGGTTTTCAGCCATCATAGTAGCAACTAAACGTGTAGTTGGATTCTCACTTGTAATTGTCCGAGACAGCGGATCAAAGCCTAATAACTTTACTAATTTTTTAGCTATTGTTCCAGACACTTCAGTATCACCGAGAACTTGCTGTGCGCCAACACTGCGCGAACCTACAGGCTCAGTAACAGCGTCAATAGTAGGATTGATACCTTTTGAAATTTTAGGCTCAACATTCATTACGTCTTCGTATGCGTCGATCATTTTAGCATCAACACCATACGTGGATAACTTAGCCGCTGTGCCTCCTAAAACGCCACCTAAGAGCATTCCAGCAGAAATGTTAGTGGCAGATTCTCCGTAAGTTCTAGTTAGCTGTTGCGTGTGTAAAGCCGCTTCTTGGATAGCTGTGTCAACACCAACTACAGACCCCATTACAGCCGCGCCTTTTAAAATGCCTTTTCCTGCCCTATACGTATTTAGTGCAACACCACCTATAGACAACAAAGAAATAGGATCAGCCATCATTACAGGCAAGCCAACAATAAAAGAAGTAGCTCCACCTTGAGCCATTGTTTCTCTGTCGGTTCTTTCTTGAGCCATTTGCCTGCGTACAGCCTCTAGTTCTTCATCATTATCTGCATATAAGGCATTGCTAACAAACGCTTGATCTAGTTTTTCTTCTTCTGTGAACAAACCATAAGGATCATAATCTGGGTTATCTTTAGTAGAGTCAGGCAAGCCAGCTTCTTTAGATACAAACGCTCCAATAATATTTTCTTGTCGATAAAACGCCTTAGCAATTTCGCTAACTGAAGGGCGCTCTTCTTCTTCTAAAGCAAGAGGAACTAATTTTGGAGCTATTAACTCTTGATCTGGGGATGCAACAAAACCCATTTTATCTCCTGTTAGCTATAGATCTTAAATCTGGAGTAGATGCATAAATTTGTCCACTTTGTGCGGCTCTCATTTCTTGCTCTGCTGTATCTTTAATTATAGCTTTTTCTTGTTCTTCAGGAGTTAAAATGTCAGGAATGTATCTATTTAACATTACCTCATTGCCATCTTCATCCTGTCCAGCAAACACAGCGGTTCTTAAAGTCCCATCTCCATCCTTATACATTACGGTATAAGACGGTTTTCCCATTGAGGCTTCTCTTGCTGTGATTTCGTCAGAAACTAAAATGATGTCTTGTTTAGACAACTCAAGGCCAAAAATCCCAAATGGGCCAGTTAGCTCATTATAAATATCTTCTCTAATATAATTTACACTATCAGTCACGCCTAAACCGTAGTAGTCTTCAGGACGAAACTTCATAAATCCAAACTCACCTTCTTTGTAATTAGTTTGAATATTTATCATTGCCTGTTCTTTAGCGTTATCTACGGACATTCCAGATTTATAATAGCTTTCAACTAAAGTGCCGTAATCTTTTACTAGTTGATACTGGGCAATATCATTGACATTAAATTTCTTAAAATATCCTGATCCATATTCTTCAATCAATTCATTTTCATAAGAACCGCTAAAGGTTTTCTTACCTTCCTTAGATTTAATTTCTGCTGTTCTAGCCTCGATTCTTGCCTTGTTAGTCGGATCAGTATTTGCAATAGCTTGTTGCGTAGCAAGGTCTGCTCCCATGAACTGACTTAATGAATTAACTTCTGCGGCAAAAGCACGTTGTTGTTCAGTAAGAATTGTTTGCCCAATTCCCGGAATTTCTGTTAATCTTCCAATGGTTTCTGAAGCCGCTTGTATCCTGTTTACATCTTGCGACATTAAATCATTAGTTAACTCTTGCTTTAACATTGCAGGAACAAAACCAGTTTTTGCTACGAAATCTGTTTGTTTTGCACCTCTAGCTTGAGGATTGTCAGAAGGCAATTCTTGAAACGTCACTTCTGCATAATAATCATTTGCATCTTTTTGAGTGATCGGAATTTGATCTGCAACAGGTGTAACGCTATCTATTACATTACCGACACGAACCATTCCTTGATTTTTCTTAGATTGCGCTAATTCTGCTTTATATGCTTGCCTAACACCATTTAACCTTTGGCTAATCAAGCCTAGCATTTCATCTTTTTCTGTAGGGGTTATACCTTCGATTTCTGAGGTTCTAAAATCTTCAAGGAATTTAGCGCCACTAATCAGCTTTTCTTCGTTAGACAAATCTTCATTAAAGACAGCCCTGTCAACATTGCCAATTTCATTTTGAAGTAAGATTGCTCTTTCAATTTTGCGTTTTTCATCTTCAACTATAGAAGCATACCTCGGACTAGCTTCAGCCAGTGCGTCCATAGTAAGTTCTAGCATTTCTGCTTCAGAATTAGCTAACTCTACATCACCTTCTCTAGCTAAGTTCGCAATGTTTATTAAGCCAACATCAATGGAATTATTTAATGTATTAATGTTTTTATTATTAGCTTGTCGTAAAAACTCTGTGTTTATTTTTTGTTCAGTAGAAAGTATACGATTTGTTAATACTTCATTAGCTTTAATCTGGGCATCAGCAGGCAACCCTTTAATAGTCGCGTCACGGTATGCTTCAGCACTAGAAGCAAATCCTGCTGGATCGTCCTTAAAGGCTTCTTGTAACTCTATAAACTTTGCATCTGCATCCATACTTACTTCTGACAGATAAGCATTGACCGCAGTACGGTTAAACGCCTCAGACCCCCACCCTCTACGAGTAGGAACTGCACCGAATACTTTTTCACCAGTCTCTGGATCAATAGTAACAGCCTCTTCTACAGCTTGCTGTGCTTGCTCAGGAGCCTCACGTTCTGCCTTAGCCCTTCCAAACTGTTCAGCAACACCTGCTACAGTCTGTCCTAAGCCCGCTAGAGCCTGCATACGCCTAGCCGCAGAGCCATCTACACCAGTAGGGCGGAACTCTCCGTAAGATAGAATACGTTGTTGTCTAGGTCGTTTAGCCATTATTGTTTCCTATTAACTCTGCAATACATTAGACGCGCCTTTTAACAAAGTAGAGGTAGCCTGTATATTAGCGGTACTTCTAGCCATTGCCCCTTGCCTGCGTAACTGCGCTCTTTGTAACTTTTCAGATAATCCTATCATTCCTTCGCTTGTGCCTATTTGTTTGGCGCTTTCTAGAGCAATACTAGCAGGAGTTCCTTCTCCAGTCATACCAGACATAGATGCTCCAACAACATTAGAGGCAAGGACTTTATTTAATTCTTGTCGTCTCTGTAGCTCACGACCTTCAGCGGCAATCTTTTCTTGTCGAGCTTGTTCTTCTAAAGCATCTTGTTGCGCTTTGCCAGCTTCAATTTGACCATAAGTGCTTACTGCTGTACCTGCAACTATTGCCGTTATTACCCAACTCATCTAAATATCCTCTGGCTCTAACAAAGCCGCTTCTATCTCGTCTATATCAGTTAAGTGTGTAGGGTGATATGTAATCCATACACAGTCTGTTTCAGCGTATATAACACGCTTAGTTTGCGGAATAGTCTCTCCCATAAACGGAGCTTCTATGTCCAAGTTACCAAATTGGCTAGACACCTTACATCTACCCTTTACTACCATGTACAAATGAGTCGTCTTGTGTAACGCTCCTACCAAACAAACTCCGGCAGGGATAAACAACTCTCTTGCATATAAGCCATCACTGAAATGATGCTTTACTTCTAACTCTACAGTATCACCTTGTAACATCAATGACTGTAGTTTTAATATCTCATCTTGTTTTGCTACTTGATTTAAGATGATTCTACCTCGTATTCAATAGCCTGTATATGGAATGGCGTTGGTTTAGGAACTGTAATTAATGGTTGCACTTCAATATTCCAACCATTGCCACTATTCGCTCCTTGTATAACACCTGTCTGCTCAGGAAGATTTTCATCTAGTGGAGAATCAACCGCCTCTCCAAACTGCCTAATAGGGACAGGAGTGTCATCAATATAAACGCCTGAACTTTTATAAACTCTTAAATTAATGCGAGTAACCTTCTTTTGCCGCATCTGGTTTTGTCCAGCAGGAGCCGCAGTATTCAAAGGCATACTCTTAATCGCAGGGATAAAGTTGTATCCTACCTCTACGTCGATAACACCAGTAGCAGGGTCTTGCTCAAGGATAAATGACTTTTCTGCATCAGTTAAAATAATGTAACTAGCTTGTACTACGCGGTTATCTAATGGCGTTCCTCTTGCCACAACACTAACTGTCTCTCCATCTAAATGGCTTGATGCTAAATATAAGTTATTTCCTACTATACTTAAACTTGTTTCAAGTCTAACAGAAGAATCCATTAAGTAATCAAAGTCCCACTTTTCTACTGTGTATGTAGTAGTAGTGTCAGTAGTTCTCTTGTTTACTAAGAATAAATCATTGTTAACAACAGATACCGATACAGTGTTAAGAGGGTATGCAGAGTTAGTATCTCCATTAATCCACTTAGTGAAACCATTAATGTCTTGTGATCTAAGCGTATTTAAAATGCTAGAAGTGCCATCTTGGTTTACAATGAATACCCAGTTAGCATCTTCTGACAATGACCCTGTTAAAGCACCTAAATCTACTGGATCATCAATAAGCTGTGAGGACAACACAGATATGTCTGTACTGTTATAAGCATCTTCATTGTAGTTATACAGGAAAGATCGTAATGTTCTGCCGTTTTGATCTACAAATAGTGTTGCACCATCTACTGACTTAACCTCTAAGAAAGATGCTCCATGCTGTGTTTGCGCTTCGATGGTAATGTCAGACGGAGTGTTACCCTTAACAATAAACTCTGCCCCTGCTGTAAACACCTGTAGGCCACGATCAGGGTTAATGTCGATAATCTCTGTTAGCTGTCTTGAGGATATAGTTGTAAAGATACCCTCGTCATCATCACCTTCTTCTGTGTAGAAATCAAAGAACGAGCCAGACCTAGATGCAAACAAACTCTGTAGCTTAGACTTTGTACCGCCTAACCATAACCTTCCTGCATAGAATGCGGCTGTCTTAGGAAATCCTCTAGTTGCAGACCATACGTCTTCCTTTCTAGCTACTCCTTGCGTAACTAAAGCAAACTCTATTTCGTTAGCAGTACCGCCACTGTCTGAAGTTGCAAAGCCAGAAAACAATTCAAATTCTTTTGTAGACTCACCAGAAATAGTAATAGTGTATGTGGCTGATCCTGTCCTGCTTACAGACACACCTGTATCACCAAAAACAGGCATCTCTTGTAAGTTCTTTTCTATGTTAAATGCAGAAGATGATTGTTCATTAGCATTAGCATCTCCAGCAAAAGTAATGTTTTTACTTAATACACCTTCGACATCTATCTGAAACCTATCGCCTGTTTCAAAATGACCTAATGTCATCGTTGTTACATAACTTGTAGGCGTAGGGCTAGACGCATCATCATAATCGTACTGAGGCACGTTAAGAAAAGGAATGTCGTCAATAGTAAACGTAGATGTACCTGTGTTTATTATTCTTATAGGATGATGATCCTCATGAAACATTAACATGACGTTTTCTGTTTGGACATCACGTACATTTGCAACTTCAGTAGACTTAAAAGGTAAGGGCAAATAAGCTACAGGCGTAAAGTTAGACGTTTGGTCTGTTACTCTATAGATAGACATATTACCAAAGGAAGGTGACGTATCAGCGCCTCCAGTAACAACACACAAGTAATGCCTATTTGTCTCAATGCTAAAGTCAAATGTCTTAACATCAGAAGCATCATCTGTTGCGTATAGAACATTAAACTCACTAAGCTGTATTTTTAAAGTTCCTAAGTCTCCTGTGTCACCAGTTCTTACTATTCTATAATACTGACCAATAAACGTATCAGACAGACGAATACGATAAGACTTCGCTTCTGCTGTAACAGGCGCAGAGCCCATAGTGTTCCAAGAAACACCATCATCAGAAACTTGTACTTTAAATTGACCAGAGCCAGTACCGCTTAGTTTGATGTCTTTTAGATCTATGAACCGACCTCTATCAGTTGTTCCGAGAACATTGTATAAAGCTACAACATAGTCAGGATTAGCGCCTGTACCTAATACACCAATATTAGTTGTTGTTAGTCCTACGGTTGATCGATCAAAGTCATTGATATTAGCGACAGTACCGCCTTCAGGCATACTTGAAGTAAATGTCGTAAATGCAGAATATATGAGGTTAGGTGTACTGACTGTTTTAGTAAGAGTTCCACTAGCAGTAGGATTATTAGTTCCAACCGTCCTTTCTGCGTAGACAGTATATGGAAGACCTGACCCAGTGAAAGAAAGCACCGTAAAAGTAGAAGAATTATTTGTATATGTAGCACCAACAATAGGTAAGCCAGTAGTAACATTAAAGGTAAATAATTGCCCTAATCCACTAAAAATAAAAGGAACTAAAATGTTTTCTGCGGTATCTACGTGCTGTGTGCCTGCTCTACGCTTTAACCCTCCCTGTGGGACGATAAGGACGTTTTCAGCAGTTTGCATCCCCTGATAGTATTGATCAAGATCAACGCGGCCTTTAAGTAATGGTGACAACTCTCCGCTTACAAAAGAACTTTGTAGAAACTTCGACTTCGCCATAACTAAAACCTTACATCAATAAACGGACGATCTGTAATAGGGGTTATTGGGTATTGTTGTGCATCAGTAAATCTTGCCATTCGAGAAGCGTTTACATATTGACTAGCGTTAGCTTCCATAGAGGTGGCACTGTCCCTGATAGATGGAGCAAAGTCCATCGCAAGTCTGTACTCAATCATCTTACTAAAGTATACAGGCCATGCTGATTCTGGAGCGTTGTAAATGTAATCAGCGTATATAGCGCCAGTTGAATTTGAGTATAGCTTATCGCCATAGATAGCGTAATTAACTTGAGGATTAATCTTGATAAGAAACAAGAGGTCAGCAGGAAGTTGGTAGATAGACTGCCACTCAGTGCCTACTGGCGTTTCTGTTGTTAAATCTAGCTGTGCTTTCTTTTTAGCAAAGCCCCAACGATATTTAGTTAATTCGTTTTGTACGATGTTGTCATACAGATTGTTAGCAACAGTTTGAGCGCGTGAGTTGCCGACTAAAGTTGTAATAGGCAAATCCCCAATTAAAATTAACGCATTAGATATTAGCTGGATTTTGCTTGCCATAATAAACCTTTATGTAAGAAAGGGGGGACGAACCCCCCAATCAGTTTACGCATTGATAACTTATACGTTATCTTTGTACTCAACCTTAACGATACCGTCTACATCGCGTACAACGGAACCAGCCTTGAGCATACCATTACAAAGCCAAGAAGTCTTCTGTGCAACCCAATCTACAGAGGTCTTCATGTCAATACCAATAGCAAGTCCAACAGCTTCGCGGTTAAAGAAGTATGAATCAACTGTGTTAGTTGTAACAGTCAAACCACCTTCAGCACGATCATCAAGAACTACAAACTGGAATCCAGCTAGGCTGTTTACGTCACCGCTAACAAGTGCCTTAACGCTCTGGTAGTCAGAAGAAGTAGCTTTCTCATCTTTTAAAAGACCACCAAGTCCTGCGCTGTTTACTGCGGCAAACAAGTTAGAGTTAGGAACGCCCTGTCCACGTAGTGCTACCTGAGCTTCAATGACCTTAGCCATAGTTAAAGCGGCAGAACCGTGAGCAATAGTAGTAGGAGAAACTGCGTCCATTGCATCAATTACTAGCTGATCACTACGACGACCCAAAGCGCCAGCGATAGTGTCTGCTAACTCTTGCTTCTCGTCAAAGTTTACTTCAGCTTGGTCAAAAATGTCGGTGTACTCTGGAGCATTCCAGTTAGCGAGAGTCGCTACTGCAAAGTCATAAGTTACGCCCATAGGAACAACATCAGCAGAAGTTGCTTTTTGGTTAGCAAGTCCTTTGCCCATGTTACGGAATTTGTAGCTGTCACCAACTACATTGTTACGGATTGTTACGGCAGGCTTCAATAGCCCTTTTTGTGCGTAGGCGTGTTTGACCATACTGTCAAATTCAATCGACGCTACGGATGATAGATTAGCACTCATAATAGTTTCCTCGAAAAAGAGTAATAAAAAAAGTTTTCAAGGTTTTTTGCTGAGTACCCAGTAAAAATGGTCAGCATTCAACCTAAATTTACTGGGCCTTTGGGGAAAGGGTATCCAGTGTCTTGATTATACACCTTTTACCCTGTATTAATCAATTATTGAGAACCGCCCCACGCTTGCATCATTCTCTGAATCTTGCGCTCATGGTCGATATTGGTACTTCTGAGGAGGTTTCCTTGCTCATCTTTCTTAAACATTTCTGTTTCAATGGCTTCCCAAGACAGACCTTCTGGGTTATGCCCTCCCTCCATTGGAAGTTTAGCAGGAGCAGTTGCTTGTACTAACATCTCTACTAATGCAATGGTATCAGCAGTAGTCACTAGACCTCTGGCTTCTTCATAAGTCTCTGCATCTAGGTTGTTTTTCATAAACCCTTCAACAGTCTTAATTCTTTCCTGAGCGTTATCGCCTAGCTTAGATAACTCTTCTTCTTGATCTACAGCTTGTGCGGCATAGTCTTGGGCAGATAACAATTCCCATGCTTCTCCGAATGCATCAGCACTCATATTAGTCTTAGTAGCAAATGCCTCTAACTCTTGATACAAGGCATCATCACTCTCAATTCCTTCTGGAAGTGTGTAACCATCTTTAGGCGAACCCTTGAATCCTCCAAACTTCTTAGACAGTTCAGAATAACCCTTAGCTTGATCTGCTACAGATTTATACTTTGTGTCTAACCATTCAGGTACTTCACCAGTTCCTTTGATACCGTCAGTTAAATAATATTCACCTTCTGCGAGAGTAGGTTCGGCACTATCTAACAAGGTATCGCTTTGTTCAGCGGCTTGTTCTTCTGACATAATGTAATCCTTATTTGATTTCGGCTTGCTTCATTTGATTGATTAAAAACTTAACTACACCAGCTTCACCGTTATGGTAAGCGGCTTCGTAATTAATATTTTCTGCACCAAAAGAAGTATCATTATCATAGACAAACCTTCTGGTCAGGTCTGCTAAGATACGCGCTCCATCGTCAGTTGTAAAGACCCTATGATACGCCTTGGCAATATCATTAGCATTTCGCTTGCGTAGTTCTGCTTGTTTTTTAGCAACTTCTGAATCAGCAAGTTGATCAATATTTGACCAACTCATTGAACAGGCATCGGTGGTTGTGATGTCTTCATTCCAGCTTGAGCCGCTTGTGCGCCAGCCTGAATAACCTGTGCTTTCTCAGTAGGTGTTCTTACTAACTCAGCAGGCATTCCTGTCTTAGAGGCTACCCATGTTCCAAAGTCTTCCTGCTTAAAGCCAATCTTAGCCTGATCTGGGCCAGCATTCTGTAGGACGAATTGTACAGCTTGTTGGACATTGATAATATCTTCAGCATCTTGCGCTCTAGCTAGAGGCGATAGGAACTTGATTTCGATATCACGGCCATCTAACTGTAATGGCTGTAAGATACCTCGACGAGTCAGGATGTGTACAACACGTTTTAAGATAGGGACAAGAACTTCTGTCTGTAATCGACCAAACGCACTACCGATTCTCTTAGCTAGTTCTCTTGACTCAATAGCTACTTCTGTCGCAGAACGCACAGCACCAGTAGGATCACGCAGATCGTTAAACAAAGCTCGTTTAATAGAGACTTGTAAGTCCTGCATTTCAAATTGCGCCAATGCAAGGTTAGCCCCTGTGTCTAATCTCTGGATAGACGGATTAGATGAGTTATTAGAACCAACTGGAATAACAACCCCTGGACTTATAACTATATTGTAGGGGTTAGTCACACCATCATCAGTAGCGGTGTACATACCTGATAGGTCGATAGCGGCTTTCTGTAGGACAAACTCTTTTACTTTGTTTAGGGAGCGTACATCAGGTAAAGCCTGTACAGCAGGGCCACGACCACGTATCTCTCCTGATACTTTAGAGTAACGACCAGTTACCCAAGGGCTAGATTCCCCAAAGTCTTCCATCCAACTAATGCGATCTTCGCCTTTAACCCATACACAACCGTAATACTTTTTAGCTTTAGGCATATAGACAACGCCTTCACTAATTTCTACTTCTGCATCTGGTTGATTTTCGATTAGGGAAGAGACATTCTCAGAAGGCTTAAACCCTCTCCACTGTCTTTTTAGATTTCTTGCTTTAACATTGAATCTACGCCAGTGTGTTTCGATAGAACCATATGGGCCTTCCTCAAACGCAATACCTTTTTGTGGAATAGCGTTAAACACTAATGGCATATCATTGTTGTCAGTCTCATCAATCCGTAGAGTGCCTGTACCTACTAAGAGATCAAGAGCGTGTTCAAAGAACTGTGTAGCAAAGTTAGAACGATTAATGTAATCAAAGACAATATCAGCCTGATCTTCTAGGTTTTGTCTAACGTCTTCTTCAGATACATCAAACTCGCCTGATTCTAATGCCTTTATAACACTGAGAGAAGGAGCAAAGGTTGCCCAGTTACCCCAAATAGGAGCAATGTTTTCTTGTAGCTTACTTGCCCCCTGTTGGATAGCTTCGATAGCAGTAGAGTCAAAGATACGATCCATCTTCTTAGAGCCAGCAACAGCAGAGTCAAATAAGTTTCTGTTAGGTAAAAAATACTCATAGCAATCATCAAGCAAGTCATGCCATTGGGCCATTCTATCAAACGCTTGCAACTCTCTTGTTTTTAAGTCGTGTAAAGACCCTAGTTCTTTTGGGAGTTTCATGTTTTATTTCCTTCCAATTAGAGCACGCGCACCATCTTGTCTAAACTTGCCAGCAGTAAGGCCACCAGAATAGCCTGCCCCTGCGCGTATTCCTCCTGCTCCTCTTGCTCCTTTTGTGCCAGAGGTACTTTTTGCCGCGCTTTTAGCTAACAAAGACTTAGACCCTAGCTTTCCACGAGCCAACGCCTTGAGTCTTTTTTCGGACTCTTCCATTTGCTCGTCAAGCTGTCTGCTTTGTCTTTCTACTACAGCGAGTTCTTGTGCAGTAGGCTCTGGTGCTTTAGGTCTTTTCATAAATCCCATTATTGTTTCCTCAAGTATTTTAGCAGTTGATAAGGGGTTAGAATGAAAGGATTGTTAATACCTAATATCTGTTTAGTATGCCCGACACAAGTATTCAACATAAATAACGATCTTTTACATTCTTTCGGTACGTAACTTTCCATTATATAGTTACCTTCGATTATACTCTTTTGGTCGGAAACAGTAAATAAATCGAAACTTTTGGCTGATTTTCCGTAAATAATGTAAGAATTTGGTACAGGTTTGATCAAAAAGCAGTGTCGAATGCCTTTTTTTAAGAATTTTGACCACCAATTAACGCGATCATCCTCAAAAACGATATAAACCTTAGAAGACATTTACTTTAACTTTTGCTGTATGAGTCTTAGAAAAGGTATCAGTACGTCTTAATGCGGCACGACCCTCGCCTTCACCTTGTAATGCGTACTCCAAGGCTTCAACAGGGTGAGAATATTCGTTCTTGTCAGGCTCATCAGTGTACCTTTCCCCTGTAGTCTGTACTCTACGGTAGCAGAAACCACCTTGTAGACCCTTACGGATCATAGATGCTTTAGGTAGAACAAGGAATCTAGGCTTGCCATCCATGCACATTTCTTTCATAGGCACTTCTAGGGCGGCTCTACGCTTCATAGGATCATTAGACGCAGTAGGTTGACAGGGAATACCTGCGGCTCTCATAATCTGGAACGGTGTTTCAGAGTTAGATTGGTTCTTATTGTTACCAGAAGGGTCGCCCCATCCTTTAAACGTGTGGTTAGGATAGACTTCTTCGATGTATCTTTTAAGACTAGGAGCAAAGTCAACAGCACCAGAGTCAGTTAACACAACTTCATCGAAGCAGACCCAGCGACCTACAGAGGTTCTTTGGATAAAAGCACAGGCTGGAGTACGACCAAAGTCAAAGCCAAGGATAATAGGTTGGTCTTTAGTAGGCTCAAAGTCCATGTGTTGACAGTGGACTGAATCAGTATACATGGGATGGACAGGTTTACCGTTAGATACAAAGCCGTATTCATTCGCTAGATTGACCTTGATCCAATCATCTGTCTTCCCTTGTAGTCCTCTTTTGTAATAGCCATCAGGAAGGTTAGTAAGGTTCTCAGCGTTTTTATTAATAATCCAGCTTTCACCATCCTTTAATACCCCTCCTTGTTGTCTGTAGAATGCCCAGTCATCAGGTCGTTCTATCTCTGCTAGTTTAAAATACCAATGGTCTTCATCAGGGGCGTTACTATCTCCTATGATTCCATGATGTGTAGGACGCGCACCTTCCTTGTTAGAGGGATATCTACCATGTCTTAGGTCTAACATATCTAAAACAGCCTTAGCGTGTTCTTTAGTCTCGTTTAACCACACCCATGTAGTCTGTATACCCCTAGCCTTCTTAACGTGTTCAGGACGGTCGAACGCAATAAAGACAACATCACACTCTACCCTTGTGCCATCTTCTAGTTTAAATCTTATGAAGTGTGTAGGAGGCTCCTTGTTACCTTGTTTGAAGTCACCTAACTCCCCATGTATCTCTAGCCAGTCTTTAATCGTTGTAGAGAACAGTTCAGAATAGGTGTTACGTGCGGCAATAACCCTAGATAAGCGCACACCATAGTTCTTATGCTTCTTATCTTTAACAGGCTCTTGTTCACACATAAGGTCAAACAGTTTAAGAATACATTGGACGGTCTTACCAGAACCTAACGGCCCCATGATAAAGGAGTTTCTTGCACGGCAATCATTGAAATCTTGCAGGACTTGGCCTTGTGGCATCAAGTTGTATTCAATTCTCATTTGCTACCTTCGGTTAATACTCGGATAGTCAGCACTGGTAAGGGATACAGCCTTATCTGTCCTATTAGTGTACTAGGTATCTATTTAGACCAATCTATCTTATCGTAATTAGACTTAAATACTTCTCGACTACTTGCTGTAGACTTACGAGCATGACTACCCTTACCACCATTGTATTCAGGGAAGTGTCTATCTCTAGTTTCTTTGTCTAACTTATGAACTAAACTTTTGCCTTTCTTAGCCATTTACCATTTTCCTTACCACTTACCGCATATACATTCTTCTTCTAAACAAACACACTCACTAAACATCTTCTCATCTAACACATACAAAACTTCTTTCATCGCGTATAAGTCTTTATCAATTAAAGCCGTACAAAAAGCTTCAATCAATTCGTAATCAGCATCACTCACAGGTTCATCCGTATTAAGACTTATCATTTAATTCTCCACGCTACTATCATCCCTCAACCAATCTTTCATTACAAGTGTTTTTGCTAACTCAAGATAAAACACCTCAGATTCACTTCTAAGCGTACTTCCTACCTCAACCCCTAGGTCACCTATAGAAATGACAATAAAGTCCTTAGAATGCCTTATATGAGCTTCTATGAGGTCTTCTACGTCAGGTCTGATCTTATGTATCGTCATAATTTTTTTTTGCGGGGGACATATATATACACATAACGCTCGCCTTCGGAGGGGGGGGTACCCTACAG